GTCGACCTCCTCGTCCTCTGGCCACAACTCGGCGGGAAACAGATCTGTCGCTAGATCAACCGCCACGCGAACGAGAGGGTCGTCGGAAAGCGACCGGGGCATGCTGCCCCCGCGTGCGTGCCGAAGTCGGAGGGCTTCGGGCGCAAGTTCAAGACTGTGTCGAACGAGGAGTTCGGACGCCAAGTGACGGCGCGCCCAGAGTCGGTTCATCCATAGCGGGACGGACTGCACCAGCGCGGCCAGCCGCCCAGCGGGTGTCCGCGATGGCATCTCGCTGGCGGCTGCTCGGAGGTCCGCTTCGAACTCATCACCGAGAACGAACGACAAGAAGGATGCACCGAGGAGGTCGACCGGATCGGCCGGGGTAGCTGGCGGCGCGCTGAAAGCCTGCACAAACCAAGTCAACTAGCTGGCGGCCGAGTTCGCCCTGCCGCCGCGCTGCGTCGGTACTGCCTGAAGAAGCGAGGCCGGCGCTCCGACGCGACCAGTAGACGCGCCGTCCGGGACAGCCTCCCTGACAGCCCGCGCACCGCTGCTCCGGTGGCAGCTGGCTTCGACGCGGCCACCCGCGTCGTGATCTCCCACGACGAGCTGCCGTCGAACACCTGCCGCATCTTCCCGAGCCTCGCCACAAGCGCGTTCAGGTCATCGGCCCTTTCTGCTGGGTGTGTTCGGGGGTGATGTCAGGCTTGACGAAGTCGACGGCACCGCTGTCGATGTAGTCGGCGTACTGCTGCGCGGCGGCATCGGCCAGCGAGTGCACGGCATCGGCGACGTCCTGTGCGTTCGTCCCACGACTCGTCATTGGTTCACCTCCTCAGTGAGTTCGGCGCCGATCTGGCGGAGTGTCTCTGTGACGACGTCCCGCGGCACGCCTCGCAGGATGGCGCCCACCTGGCGGCCCATCTGGTCGGTGTGCCTCGCGAACTCGGCCTGCTCCATCGAGTCGACGACAACGCGGCCGTACGGGTTGCGCAGATCGTCGAGCACGAAACGGGCGACGTCAGGGTCGACACTGGCGAACAGCGGGTCGAGCCGGCCGCGAAGCTTCTCCACTGCGGTCGTCATCGGATCAGCCCTCCCGAGTCTTGTGACGTCGTGCGCATCCTCGATTGACCCATCTGCAGCAGGTCGACCTGGCGGCCCGGACCCGTGAGCCGGCGGGCGACGTCGCGGCCTTCCCGTTCGTTGGCCACGCGAACCCACTCGAACGAGCCGCCGTCATACAGGACCCGTACTGCCCACGGCGCCGAGTTCGACCAGCGAGCCGGACGAGACGACGGCTGAGCGGTGGTCGACTTCGGCGTCGCCGGCTTCGGGTACGGGCGAGGTTCGAAATGGACACCAGCCTCCGCAGCGCGGGCACAGAAGTCCCACTCGCGCTCATACCAGCGGCGCCGCTGGTCACGTTCGAACTCTCGGATCTCCTCGAGCCGGCGCCGGCGGTCGGCCCGCTCGAAATCGGCGGTGCTCCGAGCGTGCGCCTCTCGCCGTCGCTTCGCTGCCTCGTACCTACTCTCCACCGTCAGTCCTTTCGTTGAGCCACCACAGGTCCAGCTGCCGGCACTCGAGATCGAACGCCGCCTCGGCAATCCGCTCTTGCAACCGCCGGAACTCGTCACAGAGCAGATCGAGCGTGTTGAACGCCGAGACGACATCCATCACAGCGATCATGCGGTCACGGGTCGGCCCATCGAACTCTTCGATCCGCGACCAACTCATGCCGACGAGTGAACCAAGTCCACATTGTCGGGGTCGACGAATCGGTAACAAGCGGAAGCGACTCGCGCATCAACATCGTTAGCGTCCACGAGCCATCGACCGCCCCGTCTCTCGGCGGTCAGCTCGCCGGTATTCGCCATCTGGACGACCCGGCGAACGGACACCCCGAGCTGGCGCGCCGCGCCCGCTGTCGTCAGCCACACCCGAGCCGGTTCGACGTCACCAGCCAGATCGCGTAGCTCAGCGATCACCTGCAGGACCGGCTGAGGGAGAGTCGTCCGCAGCGACTTGTGGCCCGCTTCCACGAGGGACAAGAGGACCGGCGCCATCTCGGGTGGGATCACCAGCAGCCGCGATTGCAGGATCGGCACCGTCAGCCGTCCTGCCGGCGGCGCTGACGCCGCGGGTACTGCTCGGCTTGCTCGGCACGACGGGCACCCCATTGGGCGTCCCGACGGCGGCGAGCCCGCGTTGGACGGCTCGTGAAACCGTTTCGACGAGGCATTAGTAGGCGAAGATCGGTCGGGAGTTGGGCACGGGCGGGTTGGCGAGCCGGTCGAGGGCCATGACGAGCGCGATGGCGCTGTCCACCTTGCGTCGGGAGCGGCCCTTGCTGAGCCGCCACCCCTCACCGGACACCTTCGGCACCGCTGCCGTCACCTGACCCGAGGAGATCGGGTCGTCATCGTGAACCAAGAGCCCCGCGATGATCTTCTCGTAGGCCATCCCGGAGGCGGGCACCATCCGCGCCGCCGACTGCGGATACTCGGCCATGTTGACGCCGGCGTCGAGCAGACGTTGCGCCGACGGCATGAAATACGCCGGGTCGTAGCTGCATTCGGTCAGGTGGCCGGTGGCGTGCAGCCGCAGGATCTCGGCTTCGACGGCGGCTACATCCAAGGCTTCGTCGTTGACGGGCACCCACGGCCTGGCTCCGGTGAACACCCGCCCGTCGGGGCGTTCCTGGGCCGTGCGGACGGCTGTCGTGTCGTGTCGTAGGCCCATGTCGACGGCGGGCTGGCGGTGCCGTTCCCACTCGCCCGGCGGCAGCCACGACTCGGCCGCCACCGCTACCCACCGGTTGGCGAAGTAGCGGAGCCATTCGTGGGCCGGGATCTCATGCCAGCGCCGCTCAATATGTTCGAGCAGGCCGAACTGTTCGGCGTGCGGGTTCGCCTGCAACGCCATGACCCGGCGCACGTCCGGGCCGACGCTGGGGTCGAGGCTTTCGTCGGCCTCGGCCCAGTCGAACAAGAACCCCTCGTCGTCGACGAGACCGGCGTCCACCTGGCGCCCGTAGTCGTACAGGCCGCGTAGCAGCTCTGATTCGTCCCAGCCGGCCGTCGAGATGACGAGTACGAGGCCGTCCTGGCGTTTGGCGATGCTGTTCGAGATCACCAGGAACACCCGGGCCCGGCCACCGACCCATTCGTGGAGCTCGTCGGCGATGAACAGCGACGGACGCGATCCGTCGTTCGTCCCTGCGGCAGCAGCGACCCGGTACAGCCGTCCGGGCCCGTGCTTGAGCAAGATTTCGGTGTCATACGGCTCGACGTACGGCTTCAACGGCCCCTCTGACGCCATGATGCGGGCCGACCCGAACAACAGATCAGCCTGTTCGAAGCTGGCGGCGGCGATCGGGATGTTCGGCGCTGTCTTCGCCAACGGCCCACAGAGGAAGAACAAAGCGATGGCGGCGGCGTATTCGGTCTTGCCCCACCCCTTGGCTCGACCCAACAGGGCCCGTCGGACCATCAGGCGGCCCGTACGCCGGTCATACCGGAGCAGGCGGTCGAGGAACTGGCGTTGATCGCCGGTGAGCCGGAACGGGGCGCCGAACAGGTCCCCCTCGCCGTGCACGAGATTGGCTTCGATCCACGCAGCCGCCATCGGGCCGTACGTGGCCGGCGAGCTGGTCATGACTGTGCCTCCTTGAACGCGGCGAGGAACTGGGCGTTGCGTTGAGAGAGACTGATCCCCTCTTCGAAGGTCACGCCGAGCCGGAGCCGGGCCAACGGCGTCAACCCGAACCGGTCCTCAAGCCTGGCGATCACACCCTCGAGCCGATGGATCTCCGCGGCGTACGGCGACAGGACCGGCTGACCCATCGACCCCACCGCGACCGGCTCCTCCGAGTAGGCCGCCTGCGCCCCGAGGAGTTGATCGCGGTAGTCGAACAGCCGCCGCAACGCCGGCACGTCGGTCGGCTTCACCAGACCGGCCAGCGGCGAGCTCCACAGATCAGCCCACGCCTCCTGGACCTCGGGATGCCAGTCGAGGCGTGCTGCGGCTACGGCGACGCCGGCTGACTTCACTGGCAGCGCTGCGACCCTGCCGATGTCCTTCGTGCGAGCGCCCCGCTGGCGGCGTTCCGCGGGCTTACGGGCAGTCACGCCCGGCTCCGAAAATCGCCGGAGGCACCGTCCTGGATCGACGGACGAAGCCGGGTGCGAGGCGTGATCACGCTTCGCCTAAAAAGAATCAGCTTGCGTGACCTCATGGCTGTCCTCCCGCGCTGCGGTTGCAGCGGGCGTGTGATGGTCGGGAGCCGTCGAGTCGGTGGTCGAGGTCCCACCCGTCGCCTACTGCAATTACGTCACCGCAACG